GGCTCTCATTACAGCAGCTAGAAGAGGAGACAGATGACAATGATACTCTATAGCTACAACTGTCTTGACTGTGGAGAATTTGAAGCTTTCAGCACGTTGGCAAACAGGCATGAAGATCATGCTTGTCCGACATGCGGAGAGTTTGGAGTATGGGTGCAATCTCCAGTACGCTTTTCGTTGGAAGGCATAACAGGCCATTTCCCGACAGCATACGATAGATTCACTCAGATACATGAAAAGGAAGCTAAGAGGGAACCTACGGTAGACTACAGTAACTTGTAGAATACTTCTCGCCCTCCCTTCCTCCTAGCCATAACCCTGAAAGGGGCGGAACATAAAGGAGAGAAAACTTATGTCCAACTTTAAAGGTCTTGTCGATAACGACTCGACAAACAGCAATCCCAATGCTCAAGCTGCTCTGGATGCACTTCAGGCAGAACGAGATCCTTCCAGCGAACTACCGGATAAATTCAAGGGTAAACAGATTACGGACGTTGTAAAGTCCTATCAGGAACTTGAATCTCAGTATGGTAAGCAGGGACAGGAACTCGGTGAACTACGGAAGCTGACCGATGCGTATATCAAGAGCCAGATAGAGAGAGGACAGAACGAAGATCCTGGCTTCATAAATAGTCAGAGGACTTTGGATAACGACCTTAATGGTTCGTCCATTGATGACTTTGACGATCTAGACGTAAGTGACAGTAAGGCTGTCTCTAAGATTCTGGAAAAGAAACTTAGTCCTATACAGAAAGAACTTATAGAACTGAAGAAAGAAAAGTTCATTAATAAGCTTTCTACGAAGCACTCTGACTTTGAGAGTACAGTGCAGGATAAGTCCTTCCAAGATTGGGTAATGGCTTCCCCGGTAAGAATAGAACTTTACAAGAGAGCAGATCAGGCATACGACTTTAATGCTGCAACTGAACTGTTTGATACTTGGAAAGAAAAGAAAGGAGTACCAGAAATGGTTGAGCAAGCATCAAAGGATGCTGACGGTAGACAGAAAGCGTTTGATAACGCTCGTATGGAAACTGGTTTAGCTACTGAGACTTCTCCGGGTAAGAAATACCGTAGAGCAGATCTTATTGACTTGAGAATGAGGAACCCCGAGCGTTATAGAATGCTCGAACCTGAAATTATGCGTGCTTACGCAGAAGGCAGGATTGTCTAATCAATCCTTAATGTTTCTTTAGAGGTAATAATAAATGGCTACAAGTTCATATCCTACAGTCTCTGCTTCGGTCAATCTGACTGACATTGATAAATTCATACCGGAGGTCTGGTCGGACGAAACTATCGCAGCTTACAAGAGCAATCTTGTGCTAGGTAATCTCGTCAGCCGTATGTCCCACAATGGTAAGAAGGGGGATACCATCCATATCCCCGCTCCGTTCCGTGGTTCTGCTGCTGCCAAGGCTTCTGAGACTGGTGTTACTATCCAGTCGTTCACTGAAACTGAGGTTAGTATCGCGATTAACCGTCACTTTGAATATTCTCGTCTTATCGAGGATATTGCAGCTACACAGGCTCTTGGCTCTGCCCGTCAGTTCTACACTGACGATGCAGGTTACGCTCTTGCTAGCCGTGTGGATCGTGACATCTTTGGTCAGTGCCACTATCTGAATTCTGGTAATACTACTCCGTCAAATTCCAACCTGTTTGAAACAGCAGTAATTGGTTCAGATGGTGCTACTACCTTCAGTGGTGCAAGTACTGGTAACGGTGCTGCTTTGACTGATATTGGTCTCCGTACCATGATTAAGACTCTTGATGACAATGACGTTCCGATGTCGGAGCGTTTCATGGTCATTCCTCCGGTGGAGAAGAAGAGCCTGACTGGTATTGCTCGCTTTACTGAGCAGGCGTTCACTGGTGAGTCTGGCATGAGCAACACTATCCGTAACGGTCTTATTGGAGACCTTTATGGTGTGGCTATCTATGTGTCCACTAACTGCCCTTGGATTCACTTGGAGTCAACTACTACTAATACGCAGGTCATGAACTTTAGTGGTACAACTCTGGCATCTTCGGGCCAGACTGGTGACGCCGCACTTCCTGTTGCTGCTGTGGACTTCACAGGTAAGACTGATAGCAAGTACCGTGTTGGTGTGATTATGCACCGTTCGGCTCTTGTCTTTGTCGAACAGATGGGTATCCGTATGCAGACTCAGTACAAGCAGGAATACCTTGCTTCGCTGATGACTGCGGACACCATCTACGGTGTTGGTCGTCTCCGTGACGGTACCGTTACTAATACGACTACTGCTGGCCTTGCATTCGTAGTGGCTTCGTAATAGTCATTAGGTAAATCAGAGGGGCTAGTTAACCTAGCCCCTTTTCTAAAGAAGATAGGAGATTGAAGAATGGCTAATACTATTGGTACACCTACGGTCGCACGAGGCACTAAGCAGTTTCAGGGTGCATTCTCGGAAATGTGGACTGTTGTGGCTACTATCTCAGATCAAGATGCTATTGCAGCTACTGATACTGTGCGCTTCTCGCTGACAGTTCCGGGAGTACTTCTTGGTGATATTTGTATTGGTGTGAGCCTGACTAATGATCTGTCGGATGGTACAGATCAGGCTACTGTCACCGCAGTTGTGACTGCCACTGATACTGTCGTTGTAAACGTACTTGCTGACGTAGGCCCGTATGCTATTGATGACCTTAATAATGCAGTAGTTCGTATCCTTATTGGCAGACCCACTTGGTAATATTATGAAAAGCAAACTTATACGAATCCTTGATGAAGAGAAATTCGTTTATGTGCAAGAAGCATGTAGATTTCACTCAGTAGAGTTTGAAGAGGTAGAAGAGAATGGCATCGACACCAGCAACATATCTGGCAACAGTGAATCGAGTGCTGGCTCGAATGAGAGAGCAGCAAGTAGGGTCTCTTCCAAGCGGTAGTGAATATGTCACACTGATTCAGAATCTTGTCAAGGAATCTGTTGAGGAAGTTGAATCTGCTTGGCAGTGGAATGCTCTCAATACTACTGTTCCCCTAACTCTTGTAGGAGGTACGTCTACGTACAGCTTAGAGGACTTAGGGGATTCTTTTATTATAGATTCTGTATGGAATGATACTAAAAACTACCCCATTCATTATCCTGTTACTAGTAGCTATATCAATAGCCAATTTGGTTCTACCACTACTAGCTCTCCTTCCTCTTGTGGTATTTATGGAGTAGACGCTAATGGAGATCCACAGTTGCGCTTTTATCCTACTCCTACTGATGCTGATTCAGTTACCGTCTATGTCAAGAGACGCAGTATTTACACTGGTCAGGGTGAAGATGTAATTCTCTGTCCTGTAGCTCCTGTCTATATGGGAGCTATCTGGAGGGCTGTCAGTGAACGGGGTGACGATGGCGGTGCAGTCCTTGATGAGATGTACATGCAGTACCAGAAGACGCTAGGAGACTATATTTCGATGGATGCAGGTCTGGGACATACACAAACTGATTGGGTTGCTGACTAATGCCTGCTGCTCCTCTCCTTTCTATACCTTTACAGAATCCTGGTAGTAAAGGTCTTAATACTCTTGATAGTAGTAATATTCTAGATGTATCTTGGGCAGTAGAACTGGATAATGCGGTCTTTGACAACGCAGGAAGAATAGCAGCCCGTAAGGGCTGGACTAAGCTAACTAGCTCGGGTAGTCCTGGTGCTCATAATATTGAGCAGATCCATTGTTGGGAAGACGGTATTAACACAGTAGTTATCAGTGCCTCTAATAACGATATATTCTATGGCACTACCACACTAGCCAGCAAGAAGGGTGCTTTAACACCTACTGCTAATAACTGGCAGTTCCTTAACTGGGACGATGGTACGAACAAGAAGATTGTAGCTTGGCAGAAAAGTCATGCTCCTATTGTCAGTACGGTTACGGGTACTACTCCGGGTAACTTTGCAGCTATCGTAGCTTCTACAGGTACAGTACCAGCAGGTAACTGTGTCATGTCTGCTTGGGGCAGACTATGGGCTTCAGACTCAGATAACTTGACCATTAAGTACAGTGGTCTACTGAACGAGACGCAATGGTCTAGTGGTGGAGCAGGTAGCTTCGATACTCGTTACTATTGGCCCAGAAATGGAGACTTCATTACTGCCCTAGCTACTTATCAAGATAAGCTAGTGGTCTTTGGTCGTAAGAATATCCTTATCTATGGTGGTACTCTTAGTCCTTCGTCTAGCCTTGCTCTTGTCGATAGCGTCGAAGGTGTAGGTTGTGTAGCTAGAGATAGTGTGCAGAGTTTGGGTAATGATCTTATCTTCCTGTCAGAGACAGGTCTTAGATCTCTCAATCGTACTCTAGCAGTAGATAGGGGTACAGGATCTCTTACTCCTTTACAGGAAGTGGCTAGTCAGGCTAGAGATACCATCCTTTCCTATGTTTTTGGAAATGAGACAGCAATTAGAAGCTGTTACAACGTTAAAGAGGGCTTTTATGTCCTTGCTATTCCTAACTCTACACAGCATGTAGTCTTTATCATAGACCTTAAAGGTCTTAAGACACAAGGGTTACTAGGTAACGAACAGATAGATATTGATAGGGCTAGAGTAGCTAGATGGACAGGCTGGAGTACTTATGGTCTAGCCTATGGTCGTAATCAGGTAATGTATGGCGGATTTGCTGACACTACAGACTCTAATAATGGAGTCATAGGTTGGTACACAGGGTACCTAGATAATGCTACTAGTTACACTTTTAGCTGGAAGAGTCCTTGGATAGATCTTGGTGCTCAGGATCAAGGTGAGTCAGGTAACTTCCTAAAGATACCTAAAGAGATGCAGATTTATACCGTTGGTTATGCTGGTGGTACTTACGCAGTAACTCATGGATATGACTTCAATACCATCTATTTTGCCAACAACATAACTATCCCCGGTAATGGTAGTGCTACCTCTGAGTGGGGTACTCCCGGTAGTGAGTGGGGTTTATCTGAGTATGGTTATTCGACTACCTTCAACATAGAAAAGAATAAGTCTTATATGCTGTCCAGTGGACAGGTAATACAGATAGGTGTTTCAGCTTCAATCAGCAGTAATGCTTTCGCTCTTCAACGCATAGATATTTATCTCAAGAGAGGTAGATCCGCGAGGTAATCATGTCAGACTATACTCCTGCCACTAATTTTACTACCAAAGATGGTCTAGCTTCTGGAGATCCTGAGAAGACTATTCTGGGTGCTGACGTAGATGCTGAATTTACAGCTATTCAAACTGCTGTAGCCAGCAAGCTAGATAATCCCTCTACGGATGCCCTTAAGGCAGCTATAGCTCTTCCGGGTGTAGTGGGCTTCCATGCTACTCCATCAGGGGATCAAGCTAGCGTAGCTACAGGAACTAATACGAAAGTTTTGTTTGCTACTGAAACTTATGACTTTGGTGCTGACTTCGCAAGTAGTACATTTACTGCTCCAGACACAGGGATTTACATAGTTACTGCTTGTGTACAAACTCTTACTAGTATTTCAGATGGTCTTAGCTGTCAGGCTTGGTTCCTTCGTAATGGCACAACAGAACTCAGTGCAGTAAGAGAGACTACAGGTGTAGCTAACACTGTCATTCTCAACCTTACTTGGATTGGTAGACTAACTGCCGGGCAAACAATGGACGTGTATTTTAGGCATAACCTTGGGTCTGATGTTACTTTAGATTCTGTGGGTACTTTTGGACAAATGAGTTTTAGTGGAGCTAGGCTGTCGTAATGGTTAATCCAGTAGTTAATGCTAAGAATATCCAGTTTGACCAGCCGGGTGCTGGTGTCCTGGGTTATGGTATTAATGCTAATAATCTCTATCCCAAACTAACTAAGCTCTACGGAGCTAGAGCAGACAAAGCTGGTGGTTCTAAATCTATCTGGGATGCAATGGTAAACAATACCAATAAATCTCTAGCTAGATCTCAAAGTCCCATAGCCCTTCAGTTTCAGAACTTCCTAAATACAGGGCAAATACCAACTAATGCCAGTCCTCAGTTCCAGAAGTATGCTGCTGAGAGCCTTGACTATGGTCTCAGAGAGACAGGAAGAGCGCAGCAGCACAAGCCTGTAAACTTCTTTACTAAGTACCTTATGGACCCTCTGATTGAAGTGGGTCTGGGTGCTATCCCCGGTGTAGGCCCTGCTCTAGCTGTAGGTTACGGTGGCATCAAGGGTGGAGTAGAGAATGGGCTTATGGGGGGCCTTACAGGTGCCCTGTCAGGTTATGGTGCAGGTACTCTAGGTGCTGGTATCGGGTCTGCTGCTAGTTCTACAGGTGGTTGGGGATCGGCTTTTAGCCATCCTGGAGCATTCTTTCATAACATAGGTACAGAATTAGGAGCTTTGACAAGCTTGGGTAGTTCGGGAGGCA